CCTGCTCCCACCATCACGCCCACTAACACTTCTACCACTACCTTGACAACAACGTCCACACCTTCTAACACGCAAACAAAAACACCCACGCAAACACAAACACCTACGCAAACAAAAACTCAAACGCAAACACCCACTACCACGGTTACTTTATCGAATACCCAGACACAAACCCCCAGCACCACGGTTACTTTATCGAATACCCAGACACAGACGCCTACTCCAAGTACAACAGTTACACTTTCTAACACACAAACTCCAACAACAACTACTACTTTAACACAATCAAACACCCCTACCCGTACATCTGCTCCCCCTCCTCCAGATTATTGGTACTATATATATTATAATTTTACCAGTAGTGCAGGAAATACAAATACCCGTCGAGTAATGGGAATTGTTACAACTCCAAGAATTGGCTCCGAAAGCCAAGCTACTGATTGGATCACGATGAACAATAACTGGAATGGGTACACTAGAAGGTGCTGTGGTGCGGGGACCTATTATTTTAATTTATGGAACGTTTATCATGATTATGGTGGGATTATTCCTTTAGGGTCTGGGCGTTGGGTTAGATTTAGGGCAGATACTTTAATAAAAACCATGGATTTCAATGGAGTAAGTCAAAATAGAATTGTGGGGGCAGACTTTACAGGAATGACAAGTTATTTTTACGTTGATTTACGAAATCAAAATATGGATGCAAATGCCTTAAATGTATTATACACATCCTTATATTCTGGTGCTTCATATGGAAACAATGCAAAGCAACTTTTAGTTTCAGGAAATCCTGGATATGATGCAAGCAACAAAAACATTGCTACAAATAAAGGCTGGTCTGTAAGTTAAACATACTATAATTTTTTTTGGGACGATTAAAAGAAATCTTACAGAGTAAATGGGCCAAGCAAGTTAGATGAAGAGCTATAGTAAACTCTCGATTATTTTTCTCTTAATTTTTTTCTTTTATTTTTTATTTTTTGTTTCTTACGAATTTCCGCTAAATCATTTAATACCATTTTTTCCATTCGATTGGTAAAATCTAAAAACGAATCTCCGCGGGTAGTACCTGCATCTGTCGAACTAATTGTACTTCTTTTTTGAATATTAAAATCTTCAAAAAATTTATTAAATCTTTTCATTTATTATGTTTAAGCGTTTGAATTTCTTTTTTCAACTCTTTTATGCTTTGTACAAGTAACGGGACAACCTTATCATAATTTACAGCTTTAATACCATCATTACGAGTAGTTACAGCTTCCGGTAATATTTGCTCAACTTCATCTGCAATAAAACCTACATCTCTTCCTTTTAAATGTTCGTAAGGCGTATTTTGTGTATTCCAATTAAAACTATATCCTGTTAAGTTATCTACTTTCTCTAAAGCATTTGAAACAGGTTTAATATTAACTTTTAATTTTTTATCTGATGTAGCAAACGCAATAATATCATTATCACATGTTATTGTACCCACAGCACTTAATGTAGATTTGAAGCCGGCGGCTTCGCGGGTTAACAGCCGTTTATGCACAACACAGTCGCCGTTAAAAAGAGAAAGTGTATTAAAATCGGATGTTAATCCTCTACTTAAAGTAAGGGATTGTTGACAGTGTACGCTTTGTGTAAATGATACCGGTGCGTATGTATATAGTGGTCTGTAGATAAAGACACCAGCTTCAGTCATGTTAAGTACTTCAGAGCTTAAAGACACGCTGGTAGAAGTACCATCACTAACCACTCTTACCCCGTTACCCCCCTCAAAATTTGCATAAGATAAAACTGAAGTGATATATATGCTCGTTAAAGATCCGGTAGATGTTCTACCCAAAACACTATTGGGATTAATATTTAAATCGGATGGAGACTGAAATGCTGTACCATTATTGACTTTTACAGAGTTAGGAGGCATAAAATTCATCATGGTATTAGTGACACCGGTTGGACCTGTTCCTATTTGAATGAAAGAACCTTCTAGCTTCTGTAACCCAGGACCAGCAACGGAAGGATTTAATTCGAACACACCTACGCCGTTAGTTTTAATTTTAACTCTATTTTGGTTATCAAATTCTAAATTACCTTCATTTAACAAAACATTAAAATCATATCTCACAATATCGGAAGTGAGAGGGGGAAAGTTAGATATACTTGAGAGACTATATAAAACTCTAGTTGTTCTGTCATAAACAACATCACCAACTTCAACACCGCTTAATGCAAAAACTTGTATAGCCTCATTCGTAAAGCCGGTGACTGATCCTTCAAACAAACGACCTACGGAGCCTAGGTTTCGGCTTCCCACAGGTATTCCCCCGTACGTTACACCGTCCCCAACATAAAGTCTTTTTGTATCTATAGTCCAGCCTGGTTCTCCGTTGTCCAATATAATACCCGTTGTATTAGCTGTTCTACGGGAAAGATCGTTTCCTCTGCGAATTAATATTTTTGTTACGTATTCAGACATTTCTTTGAAATATTTATTAAAAGTAGTTGATTATATACATAAATATTTAGAAGATATGCAAAAACTGTATACAGCGGCCTTAATGGGACGCAACCGGTTACAAATTTATGATGTAAAGAAGGGTATTAGAGCCTACACTATAAATTTAGGTAATGTGGATGTGAGTATGGGACCTATTATTACCGGCGATCGATTAACGGTAGTTGTTAAAGAACTTTCCGGTAAACAACGCGGCAAAGTCTATACACTACCAAAAGGTATTTTGTCCTATACATTCCCAGTTTCATAATATGAAAAATAAGAATAACTTTAGCATAAAAGTAGAAGAATTGTCTAAGCTAAAAAACGATTTAGAGAATATCTATAAAACTTTATATAGAGGTAACGGTACACCTGCACTAGTAACTCAAGTTGTAAAGCTTGAGGAACAAATAAAAAGTCTCGATGAAAAGCTGGAAAATAAATTTGATCATATTACAGAAGTAGTAACAGAAAAATTTAATCATTTAGCTGACCAAATACATAAAGAATTTAATTCAAAAGATGTAATTTTAAAAAATAAGTGGGGGTTTCGTACAACATTATCTACAAGTATCATTTCATCTGCTACAGCTATTTTAGTGGTAATACTAACACATTTTATAAAAAATTTTCAATAAAAAATAATATTATTGATTTACCGTTTCATGTATTATAATCATGTACATGATTAATGTTTCGTTAGTAAATGTAGCGCCTGATATAGAGCAGTTTAATTTGATTTCTCAAAACAAATATCCTTTTATTTTTATTGGTCAACTAATTAAAAATAAGTATGATCAAGAAAGAGTTTGTTTTAAAGAATCATTAAATCCTCGAAGCGTTGTTCACCCTACAGCCAATGCTATACCGGTTTTAAAATTTTTTAAGGGTGTAGAAATATATTTAAAGCCAGAATATATTAATTTGGTAAAAAGGCTAGAAGCATTAAACTTAAATATTAAAGATTCTATTTCTCTTAAATTATATGAGCAAATTTTATCAGAATTTAATTTGTCTTGTAATGAATGTAGTGTTTATTTAGAAAAAGGCGTATATCCTATAAACGGTACTGAATTAAAAAAAATAACACTAAAAAGTAGAAAAGATTTAAGTTTGACTAAACTATACGAATATAATTCTAAACAAGTTCATTTCAGCCAAGCTATAAGTAGTAATAATATTTTTATCTTAAGTAATCGGAATATTTATAATTTTAGTAACGAAAAAATTATAGAATTGTATAAAAAAAATAATTTTATGCTTCTTTAGTAAAAAACTGTTTTTTATACAGTAAGATTAATAAGTATTTTTTTCAATTTATATGAGTAATATCTATGTAACGAAAAGGAGCGGAGAAAAAGAAAAATTTAACATAGATAAAATTCATAAAGTTATTAATTGGGCCATAAGCAATATATCAGATGTGCATCTTTCTGATATCGAAATTAATACGCGTTTAAATTTACAGGATAATATTTCTACAAAGGATATACATCAAGTCCTTATTGAATCGACAGCAAATTTAATTTCGCTTGAAACTCCAAATTATCAATACGTAGCATGTAAGCTTTTAAATTATCAATTAAGAAAAGATGTATGGGGAGGGAGACACGCTCCCCGCCTTCTTGATGTTATCAAAAATGGCATCAAAAATAAAATTTATGACCCTTGTATTTTAGAGAAATATACAGAAGATGAACTTAATAAAGCCGGTGAGTTTATAGACCATGATAAAGATTTTCTTTTTACCTACGCTGGTTTGAAGCAGTTATGTGACAAATATCTCATTAAAAATAGAGTCACTAATATTATTTACGAAACACCCCAGTTTGCTTATGCATTGATAGCGCTGTACGGGTTTATTAATTATCCAAAAAATGTTCGTTTGGATTATGTAAAAAAATTTTATAATAGTATTTCCAAACATAAAATTAATTTACCTACCCCGGTTATGGCTGGGGTTAGAACCAATTCGCGAAAGTATGCTAGCTGCTGCTTAATAGGTGTTAATGATAATAAGGAAAGCATTACGGCATCGGGAACAGCTGTTTCAATCGCCACCGCAAGTCGCTGTGGTATTGGTATTGATATTTCAAAAATTAGAGCAATAGGCTCTCCGGTAGCTAATGGAGAGGTAGTACATACCGGGCTTATACCTTTTTTAAAAATTTACGAAGCATCCGTTAAAGCATGGCAGCAAAATGGGTTACGAGGAGGATCTGCTACGGTTAATATTCAATGGTGGCATTATGAGATTGAGGATGTTGTTGTTTTAAAAAATAATGCTGGTACGGACGATAATAGAGTTAGAAAATTAGATTATACCGTTGGTATGTCTAAGCTATTTTATGACCGTGTAATTAAAGACGAAAAGGTGTTTTTGTTTAGTCCGCATGATGTACCGCATTTATATGAAGCATGGGGCACATCTTCTTTTGACAAAATTTATAAAGAATGCGAGCAAGATAGAAGAATTAAGCGAAAAAAATTAGTGTCTGCTAGGAAACTGTTTTCATTAATTGTAAAAGAGAGGGTCGAAACAGGGCGTATTTATATTTTAAATGTTGATACTGCTAATGAGCATAGTTCTTGGTTAGATAAAGTAACTATGAGTAATTTGTGTACAGAAGTTATTCACCCTACCATACCTTTGAACGATTTTCACGACTCAGATGCAGAAATTGGTATGTGTATCTTATCTGCAGTAAATATGCTGGAAGTAAAGGATTTTAAAGATCTAGAAAAAACATGTGATTTAATTGTACGGTTTTTAGATGAAATAATCGACATACAGGATTACTTTAATAAAGCTGCTGAGAATTTTGCTAAAAAGAGAAGAAGTTTAGGTGTTGGTATTACCAATCTTGCTGCCTTTTTTGCTAAAAACGGAGTCAAGTATGGCGAAAAAGAAGCCTTGACACTGCTTGATGAATGGATGGAACATTTTCAATATTATCTATTATCGTCAAGTTGTAATTTAGCTAGAGAAAAAGGTAAGTGCGAAAAATATCAAAATACAAAATACAGTAAAAATATTTTTACTATAGATACGTATAAAAAGAATATTGATGGTATAGTCAAGAGAAAATTATCGTGTGACTGGGAATTATTGAGAAAACAGGTAAAAGAATATGGTTTAAGACACTCTACATTATCATCCTGTATGCCATGTGAGTCCAGTTCTGTAATTCAAAGTTCTACAAATGGGGTAGAGCCAGTTCGTAGTTTAATAACATATAAAACATCGAAAATGAGTAAACTACCGGTATTAGTACCAGGAATTGGAAAATATCACGATAACTATGACTTAGCTTTTAATTTTAAAGATAATATGGGTCTTTTAAATGTTAATGCTGTTATTCAAAAATATATCGATATGGCTATTTCTACTAATGTTTATTATAACTATAATCATTATTCAAACCATATTTTGCCGGACAGTAAAGTTATGAAAGAGATAATGTATGCATATAGTATAGGCTTAATAAGTTTATATTATAACAACACTGATGACGGCGATAAAGATATAAGTCAAAATAAAGAAGATAATTGTTCTAGCGGTGCATGTAAGTTGTGATAAATAATGAAAACCGTGCTTAATCTTAAAAACATAGACTATACAAAACAACCGCTATTTTTTGGCGAGGATTTAAATTTACAGAGATATGATAAATTTAAGTACCCTATCTTTTTTGAGCTGTTTAAAAAACAAGAAGAATTTTTTTGGTGGCCTCATGAAATAACTTTACAGAAAGATAGAAATGATTATAAGGAACTAGACGGACCGGAACGTTTTGTATTTGATACAAATTTAAAGTTTCAAACTCTTGGGGATAGTATGCTTTCAAGGTCTATACATTCATTAAAAGATTATGTATCAAATCCAGAACTAGAAATATGTATGAATACTTGGCAACGCTTTGAAGGTATTCATAGCTATAGTTATTCTTATTTACTTAACAATGTTCATCCGGATGCATCTGCTTTTTTTGATAGTATTATGGAAGATAAGGAAATTGTAGAACGCGCTGAACTGATAAGAAATAATTTTGATAAAATATTAGGGGACGATACAAAAAAAGATGTAAAACAAAAGATATTTGATTGTATATTATCTGTTAACTGTATGGAAGGGCTGGTTTTTTATGTAAGCTTTGCATGTTCTTTCTATTTTGGCTATCGTGGTAAAATGGAGGGTAATGCTAAAATTATTAAATTAATTCAACGTGATGAATCGCAGCATTTTGCAATAACTAGTAATTTACTAAAAATTTTACGTGATGAAGATAAAGAAGGCTTTACTTCAATGGTGAAAAAGAGCGAGGATAAAATTTACGCAGTATATGAACAGGCTGCTCAAAGTGAAGTTGAATGGGCACACTATCTTTTTAGTAAAGGTTCTTTATTGGGTCTTAATGCAGATGTACTCGGAGGTTATGCAAAATGGCTATGTGATTCAAGATTACGCTCTTTAGGTTATAAAAAGATTTTTAATCAAAAAGATAATCCTATCTCAGGATGGCTGGATAGCTACTTAGATAGTAGTAAGGTTCAGGTAGCACCTCAAGAAACAGAAATATCTGCATATAAGATCGGGGCTCGCGATACCAATATTGATGATACGGCTTTTGAAGATATTAAACTGTGATAACTTCCGAAGTATTAAAAAATTGTACAGATGAAGAAATAGGAGTTTTGTTTTATATATTTGAAAACTCATTTTCTGGTTGTAACGTAGAGCCTAAAGAGCAATTTTTAAAAAGTTTAAGAGTAGATGTAACGCTTTACGAATTAGAAAAATTAAAAAATAAGCTAAAAGAAGAAAAAAAAGAATTTATTTTAAACTTACAAAAAAAGTTATATGAGTCCCAATAAATACTTTTGAAGGCGACGTAGTATATTCGTATACCAGGGGCGGGTAGGTGGGAATCTTTTCGAAGGTTACTGGTATACTTGAAAAGCTTTTTTTATTTTTTAAATATTCATAGTGAAAAAAATACTTCTTTCTGAAGATCAATTTCAAAAAGCTAAAGAATTTGCCTTATTAGTTGAAAAAAAGGACGTGTATAAAAATACTGGGTCTTTTAAAAATCATTTAGTTGGCCGCCTTGGTGAAGTTGCTTACGGGCTTTTTATTAATGTAAGTCCAAATTGGGATGTATGGAACAATAAAGGAGACGATGGAGTTGATTTTGGTATCAATGGAGCGCAAGTTAAAACAACAACGTATACTAAATCACCAAAAAGATTATTAGTGAGACGTAAATTTAACTCACTAACAGAAGATATAAAGCGATTTGTTTTAGCGTATGTAGATTATGATAAAAATCCTTATACTGTTTTTCTTATCGGTGAAATAAGTTATAATAATTTTATGTTAAGAAAATTTACCTTTACAGATAAATTTAATACTGTGTATGATACTGTCAATGAAAGGGATCTCGACATACATTATCGACCATAAAATCAATAAATAATATAAATGAGTAGGTGTTTGTCTGGCCAGCACATTTGTATGGAATATAACTACTCAACATCTGCATTATATCAACGATTTCTTGAAGAGAGAAATTGTATATTAGAAAATAAATGGTATATGTCTGAAAAAGCAGGTTTTGATGTTGGTTTTGAGAGAGCATTGATGGATTGGGTAATGAACCATAGATCTAATTGGTTAAGTAGTAGAAAATTAAAATAATACCTATAATTAGATAGGTGAAGCGTTTCTTACACTATAAAGACATTTTCTTAATTCCAAAAATGTCTGGTCTTCCTACTCGTAAAGTTGCTTCTACATTTACTAAGTTAGGTAACCATATATTTAAAGTGCCTGTTGTGCCTTCCAATATGAAATGTTCTATCAATGAAAAATTAGCAAAACTATTATCTGAAAACGAATACTTTTATATTATGCATAGATTTAATGTAGATAATTTTGAGTTTGTAAAAAAGGCTAATAAAGAAGGGTGGAAGACTATTTCTATTAGTGTAGGGGTACATGATAAAGATTATATAGATTTAGAAAATATATTTGCAAACAATTTACGATTAGATTTTGTAACTATTGATGTTGCCCACGGTCACCATTCGTTTGTAAAAAACATGTTAGAACATATTTGTAATTTAAAAACAAGCGAAACATATGTTATAGCAGGCAATATTGCTACCTCTCAAGCTGCAGAAGATTTGGTTGGATGGGGTACGGATGGTATAAAAGTAGGCATTGGTCAAGGATATGTATGTACTACAAAAGATAAAACTGGCTTTACAATGCCTATGTTTACCTGTATTCAAAGCATAGCGGAAAGATGTAAGGTAGATATTATTGCCGATGGAGGAATACGTTGTAATGGAGATATAGCAAAAGCTATTGTAGCCGGGGCCAGCATGGTAATGTGCGGCGGTATGTTTGCATGTTTATACGACAGCCCCTCACTACTAGTTAGAGACCCAAATAGCCCGACATTATTTTATAAAGAATATTACGGATCTGCTAGTTTTTATAATAAAGGAACGGAAAATAACGTAGAAGGTAAATTGGAATTAATTCCCATGCAGCATAATACATATCTCTGGAAATTAAATGAGATACAACAAGACCTTCAAAGTGCAATTAGTTACGCCGGGGGCGAAGATTTAGAAGCTTTGTATTATGTAGATATTGGATATAATTAAGCGTTAGTCTTTTTCGCATTATTAACAGGTTCTGGTGGTACCGGAGATCCACTATTCATAGCTAGCGCTACTTCTCTAACATCAACATTACGCTCTTTAGGATCTGTTGCTATACCAATAAACTGGTGGCTATGAGGTTTAATGGTTATACTATTTTCATCTCTACCGGTACCGTAAATCATAATAGGCATTAGTTCTGCATTAAGACCCGCTATACCTGCATCGGATCCTTTTACACATCCTGCACCAATTAAACCAGCACCTCCTATAGGTCCTGACGGGAGATTTGATCCTACACCGGATCCAAATACTGGAGTATCAAATCCTGCCACACTACTACCATTAGATGATGCTAAAACCGGTACATCGAGACCACCGGATATTAATCTAGATGCTTTAACTTCAATAGGAATTATGTTAGTGCATATAACAGTTGCACCTTGAGAATCTGTTCCTTGAACATTGCATGTACCTGCTGGTATATACCCAACAGTTAAATCAGCTTTAATATATCCAATAGGTGTATTAACTTGTAGCCGTCCACATGGAATAGTAGCATCTGTAAATCCTATATATGGAGGGCCCGAAACACCTGCAGTACCTGGTTCATATGCTACAGTACCAAATTCATTAACTATAGGTACCGGCCAATTTGAAAGGGGTACACCAAAACCAAGTATTTTACCTTTTGTATTAGACATTGGTTCTAATACTGTGGGAGCTCCTTGGAGCGTGGCTTGTTCTGTGGCTTGAATTTCTTTTGGTAGTGTTATATGATTAGCGCATAGTTCTCCTTCAACATGAAGGCCACCGGCTATAATAACGTTTTTTGTTACTCCTAGATTGCCTTCGACAACAACTTGACCACCATTACGCTGACGTAAACTAAGTATATCGCCCACTAACGATAACCGCTTTCCGCCATCAATATTGACTTCGTTTTCACTTGCTACATTAACCTGGGTACCAGCAATATTCATTATCGTGCCTGTCATATTCACTGGCCCATAAGATTTAAAATTTATACCCCCGGCACCTACTTGAAGGTTGTAACGATTGCATACGTTTAATGTGTAATTACCCCCTGGTAGATCATCTACATGAACATATTCTACAAGAGGTGAAGGTGTTCTATTATAAAATACCCCACCTTTTCCAACACGTACTTCTGAAACTTCCATCTTACCTTTTGCATCTACTCGAACAGACCCAAAATCATTCATTGTCATACCAATGTTTTCGAATTTGTGCTTTGTTATTTCAATGATTTGACTTCCACCAATTCCCATTTTCTTTTCTAGATCTGCTAATTCTTTCATTTTTCTAAGAGTTAATTCTTTAACGAACCGCTTACGCGTTTCATTTGCAAATGTACCATCTGCAGAACTTGGACTCTTACCTGGAGTGGGTCTTGATTCGCCAAGCATTATAAAACGTTCTTCACCGGGGTCGGGATTACAAGCCGGGCACCTTACCCCAAATATCCATCCAGGTCCATTGTTTCCTCCTGAATCACCACCAAAGAATTTTTGAGATAATTCTGGACCGCTTCCAAATTCCGGCTTTCCCTGAACACCTACTTTTTTTGCTGCAAAGCCGATTGCACCTCCAATTATAGTTTGACTAAAAATAAAATCGCCCGCAGTGTCAGCTATAGTACCAAAAACTTCATTTTTGTAATCATTTTTTGTAGAGTTATTATAAGCCCAGTATCTATCTTTTTTACCATACATATCTTTAATTGCAGTACAGACTGGACAATCTGCATGCTGCCCGCTTTTAAATTGACCGGGAGCTGTAAGCTGTAAAATACTATCTTCTATTCTTTCAGCTCTTCTGATTTCAAATAACTGCTTTGTATCTGCTATTTCTTTAACTATCTCTCTCCATTTTTTATGATAGTCAGCTTTTAAATTTCCAATTTTTAAATAATGATCTCCTTGTACTAAAAAATCTAAATTATTTCCAGTAAATTCGTTTCTATCTCCCCGAACTGTTAAAAACTGATCATTCAAAACTAACTTTTGATCATTATTAGTAGCAAGTTCAACATTTACTAGATTTGTAAATTCTTTAAATGAACCGGAAAAATGAGACATCTTTATTGATTCTCGGTTATCGGTATTTACTATTTGTATAGTACCACCTTTTTGATTTAGTACATATTTGTTTCTATAAACTTCTGTGTTAATATCATAATTTTCTTTTTGTATGTTTTCGTAAGTTCCTGGATAATCTAAACCTTTATCAGCATTAAATGATGTTCCATCAAAAGACTCGCTGCCACCCGTGGTAGTCTGGTAAATTGTTCTCCAATCTTCATTACCGTAAGAAGCAGCAAAATAAACTGGTTTTAAAGGGTCACCTGCATTAAAAAATATCCAGACGTGCGCGCCTACGTTGGGTATACTAAAACTTCCTTTTGCAGCATTGCTGTAAGTTTCAGGTAAATAATTAAAAGCAAAAATGTTTGTATTGTTTGCGTTTGTTTCCTTAGGGTTAATAAAAGCATCATTTAACCGAAAATAATCTTTATCGTAAACTGCACCGGGTTTTTCTCCTATAAGATCAAAATTTTGTGTATACTGATATTTTTCAACGACATTCTTATAATTTATTTCACTGCTTGACAATGAATTCACTGTTAACTTTAACTTACTACTATCGCTAATAGAACCGACATTGTAAAATTTATTATAACGACCACTACTCGACTCCCCTGCTATAGGAGCTGCACATTCAGCCCAAGGCAAAATTCTTTTTAAGTCCTCCATTATATCTGTCAAATCGCTATTAATATTTGCCCCTAAAAACTTAAACTGCTTATCTTTATTGACTTCATTCCAGTTTTTGTAAACTGTGGGCGTTATATGGGGAACAAAAACCTTAATTCGACCACGTTTAGCTGGGTCGTTATTCTGTATTACTATTCCTAAATAATTTCCTAAATACTGTGGATAATCAGACATTGATATACGAGTATTTACTTATATAATATTAGGATGCTAATAAAAGTATCTCACGAATCTCCCATATCTATTATAGATTATTCACAGACATATAATGATTTTGACTACGCATTAGTTCATTTATTTGAGACAAAATCTAATTATTACAATTATTTTAAAACAGCACGGAATATACATAACCGAGAAGTTCTATTAGATAACTCTATATTTGAACTCGGTACTGCTTTTAATAGGGATAAATTTTTTCAAGCAGCACTAGACATACAGCCAAATATGTTTATTGTACCAGATGTTTTAGAAGATTCAGATGCTACGATTGATAGTTATATAAATTTTAGAGATCAGGCCGGAGCATTAAAAAGTTCTTTCTTTTCTCGAGCTATTGGTGCTATACAAGGTAAAAATTGGCAAGACTTGAAAGATTGTTATGAATTTATGTCTAATGAAACAGATATGATTGCGATTAGCTTTGATTTAAGTTATTATCAAGTAACCGGTGAAGGTCATTCAAAATTAGAAAAGTTTTGTTCAGGAAGAAAGCGGTTTATATCACAGCTAATTGATTGTGGTTTATGGAATTGGAATAAACCACACCATTTACTTGGTTGTTCGTTAGCAAAAGAATTTAGATTTTATGTTGATAAAAATATTTATAATATTGTAAGTTGTGATACAAGTAACCCGGTTGTCGCCGCTATACACGGCTTAAAATATGATGCTGATTATGGTATACCCACAAAACCAACAACAAAGTTAGCTGATTTAATTGACCACGAGCTTACACCTACGCAATTGAATATTTTAAATTATAACGTAAATATGTTTAAAAAAATTATTCGTAGATGAGACCCTGGGTTACATTTTTTTCACAAACAGGAACTGAAATTTACGACTTAAGTAATGCACTTGGTGTGTATCCTGACAGTATAGTTACCAATAGACATACCAAGGACGGGATAAATCAAAAATTAATCGAACTAACTAAGTTTCGTGCTACTAAATTAAATAAGCCACATACCTGGTATATGATACCGAATAAACCGACTATTGAAAATTATGAAAATGTTTTGAGTGTATATAGTAATCCGATTGTGACTTTACACGGCTACTTAAGAATTATACCAAAGCAGATTTGTGAAAAGTATGAGATATATAATTTGCATCCCGGCCTTATTGATAAGTTTCCTTCTATGAAAGGATTTAATCCGCAAGAGAGGGCTTTCCGTGAAGGATATAAATTGGCTGGTTGTGTCATACATCGTGTCACACCGGGTGTAGATGAAGGTGAAATTTTGATGAGTCAAGGAGAGCAAATTGATGGATTATCTTTAGACGATGTCTATACTAAATTAAGAAAAGTGGCGCTAGATTTATGGATAAGTTTTTTAAAAGGATGTAAGATATTAGAGAAATGACCTCTCAAGAAATTATTCAATATGTAGAAACTACATATCCTGAAACATGTAGTGAATTTAAAAAAATACAATCTGAACATTATGAGACGTTTTGTAAAAAACAATTTGACTACGGACCACATAATATTAGCCTAGGTTCCGATTTATTTAAACAAGAAGATATAACAGCATCAGTTTCTGCTATTGTTGTACGGTTGAATGATAAGATTCAAAGATTAATTAATCTTGTGCTACGTAAAAAAACTTTTGATACAGCAAATGAGCCTGTATTCGATGCTTTTAGTGATACTTCGGTATATTGTATTATTGCCGAAATAGTAAAAAGAAGAAAATGGTGTAAATGAAGAAAAAAGAGCGCCCGAAGTATGTTTGGGTTGATGATGATAATCATCTACTAAAGGGATATTTTAAATTACAAGAAATAGCTGACAATGCCACAATAACTATTTTTAAGAAATTAAAAGCTTGTATTAAAAAATTATTCCGTTAAGATATAGTTAGTGAATATAACGTTTACGGGCCCGCATTGTTCAGGTAAAACTACTTTGCTAAAGAAAATGAAAGAAGAAGAGAGTATTAAATGGCTTGGAGATAGGTTTTTTTATATTGATGAAGTTACTCGGTTAGTTAAAAGAGAATTTAATGTTAGTATAAACGAAGAAGGTGCTAATGACATTACTCAACTGTTAATTATTAATAAAGAACTAGAAAATTTATTTAGAGCTGATATATTGTCATCATGTAAAAATGCAGTTCATGATAGGTGTCTTATGGATGGGTTTTTATATACAGATTATTTTCACGATAAAAAACTAGTTAGTGATAATGTATGGATGCAGTCTATGTGGTATTGGCTTAGATATCATACTAAATACGATATTATTTTATATCCTGACCCTACTGATGTAATACTGATTGATGACGGTGAAAGAAGTGTAGATCAGAATTTTAGAAATATAATGATAGAAAAGTTCGAACACTATATAAAGCAATCGCAATGGAAAGATAGGGTATATAGACTAAAAGGAACAATTGAAGAAAGGATGAATCAAATTAAATTAATAATAAATGAACACACAACTCGATAATAGTAATATTTCAAAGCATTTAGGCAAGATTACTGGTTACAAATGTACATATGACCCGTCTTTATTAGTACCTGAACCAAGACAAAATAATAGAAAACATTTAGGCATAAAGGACGACAATTTACCTTTTAAAGGATATGATATTTGGAATGCATATGAAGTATCTTGTTTAACAGCAGAAGGCATGCCAATAGCAGCAATAGCAAAAATTGTTTATCCCTGTAATAGTGAGTACATCGTAGAATCTAAATCGATCAAATTGTATCTTAACTCATTTAACATGGAAAAATTTAAAGGTAATATTATAAGTGTATTGAATCAATTACAAGATAAAATTAGTATAGATCTTTCTTTACTATTAAAAACAGATGTCCTTGTATATGTAAGATCTACTACATCTATTGATGATGGTGCTTATTATCCTCCAGTATTTCCCAATAGTGAATATCCTAATTTAGAATTAGAAATTGATGTAACGATGATACAAGCATTATCTTATAGTGAGAATCCTAATCTTTTAAATGCTATTGAAATACCAGAATCTAGGACCCAAAGATTTCATTCTGCTTTATTAAAAAGTAACTGCAGAGTAACATCTCAGCCAGATTGGGGCGATGTTTACATACATTACAAAGGTAGGTATGAAATTAATAAAGTTTCATTACTGCAATATATTATATCATTCCGAGATGAATGTCATTTTCATGAAGAGATTTGTGAGACAATTTATAAACGTTTTTATGATAAATTTAACCCTGAAGAGTTAGTTGTATCGTGTTTATATGTCCGGCGTGGCGGTATTGATATTAATCCAACTCGCGCAAGCAGTTATGATTTATTAGATAGAAACCTAGTTGATAAGTTTAAGTACTTTACGAAAACTGTCAGGCAGTAATTAGCCTTCTAAATTTGTACGTCTTAATTTTTCAGGACTAACCGAATTAAAGCCAGCATCTGTAAGTGTCTGAGCATCGTTTGTTGCAATATTTAAAGTAAATTCAAATGCTGTACCGTTAGTTAATAATATAGAAATAAGCTTATTATTATAACTATTATCAATAGAAAATCTTGTGGCAACGTTGTTTGCTGTAACAGTGATTAACGTTGTTGAACCAGTAAGAGTATTTTCTTTATTAAATAAAATGGCACTAGCATTACTACCTAAACTTCTAATAATAACACCGTTAGATGTTAAAGAAAGATTTAATGAAACCGGGTCTGTTGCCTGCGGGTTTGCTACCATGCTATTAAAAATTGCCATGTAAATATTTATTCTAAAAGTTTATATTTTTACAAAAAAAAAGAGAGACCGCAAGATCCCTCTTTTTAAATTTCCTAGGACTTACTAGGTGAAAATACTTTCTTTTTGTCGATTCTAATCAGTTGATTAGAAGTACACGGATTGTGTTCCAGGTGTAAATGCAGTGCCTAAACCACGTAAGATAATTACGTGATAGTACAAGTTAGCACCGAAGATGTTGTCTACAACGCCATAGCGAGTAAGCAACCCGACTCTCGGAGAGAAGTCGTTCGGGCCAATTGTGCGCTGCACCATTACCGGGATGTACGGGCAATAAATGATACCGGTGTCATAAAACTCCGGACCCTTATAACCGAGAAGCGCGTATTCAACCGGCTGGGAGCGTGTGCCACCAGCGGCGCCAGCACCGATACCACCGAAGTTACCTCCGGGGTAGGCTTGGAATTGGGCTTCTGTTCTCGTATCACGGTAAACGTTGAAACGGCCACCAAGTGAACCAACCTTTGCTACACCAACGGGCTGTGTGTTAACATTTCCCTGTACCGGTGCCCACTGGAACTCGGGTAACATTTCGAGGATTGCACACACACGAGGTGTTGCAACGACGAAGTTAGCCGCGCCACGGCGGTTACGGACAGCGATTCTGTTAGCCTCGATGATTAACCTCTGATAGAAATCGCGGTTGCGCTCTACGAGCCAACGACCATCCGCCGAAGCGGGTGACCATACCGAGAACCCAGTGCCGAAACCGGCATTGAGTGCAGTCTGGATCATTCTGATTATCATTTCACGGTCGATTTCGGCCTGTAACTCATACGACATTGCGTTAGTGAGTTCCGTGTCGATATCAATACCGTTCATGTTCTTCAAGTCTTGCTCGAGTTCAACTGACCAGCGAGCAGCGAGCCTACGAGTTCCAGCTTCAACAGCTGTCTTTTCGAAGCTAACTACAATCTGGGGAATCTTAGAGGTTAACTCAAAGTTAGCGAGCAACTGAGCAACACCTTGGTCCTGAGGGACGAAGGGGAAGAAAGTTGAATCACCAACCAAAGCAGAAGAAGATGTACCAGTAAATCTCGTATCGAGGTACTGATAACCTAATTCAGCTCCATCAGAACCGCCGGCTGAAGCGCCCGGCCACACGGTAGTGCCTGAGGCTAATGAGCCGTCAAGACCTTTACCGTTAGTAGCACCGAGTGCATCACCGTCATATCTGTATCTGAGGGCAAAAGCTAATCCAACAGGGCCGCTCATCGGCTGAACACCAACGATTTCGTTAGTGATCAATTCCGGGAACGTACGACGAATCATCGGAATAAGAATCTTAGGAAGGCGAGCATCACCCGGGGCATAGGAGTCACTGTTCGGGGGAAAAGCGCCACCGGTACCGCCAGCATTGACGGAACCGAAAACACTTGTCGTACCACCAGCAATGTTACCACTATTTGTACCGTAAGCTTCAAAGCACCACTTCTCTTGGTTTTCCAAAAGAATAGCGGTGTTTAAGCGGGTGTGATCATCTTCGATTGCGCGGACATTGTCGGAAGTGTAATCCAATACTGGGCTCCACTTTTCGAGCAATACCTTTGCGCGATTCTCATCGATGTACGCCTGTGAAGGACGAATTTGTGCCATATATATATTAAGTCTCCTTAATGTGTCGACCTTGGGATTCTATTCAGGCAAATGCCTCAGAAGCTCTAAAAATTAATATTTATTGAGCTCTTTAAGATAGAGATCAAAAGCAGGGTCTCTTAGTTCATCATTACTAGACTTTGCTTTTTCTTCAATAACAGGGCGATCTACTTTTTGAGCTACGCTCTCTGTTACTGCCTCTTCCTTAAGATTTGCAAGCCGCTCTTCTTCAGTTTTTTCAAACAGCTTAAGTGTATAATCAAAATTTTCATTTATAAACTGCGGCGTCTTGCCAGAAAGCATTTTCTTCATGTAAGCTTTTTTATCGCTATCTAATGAAGATAATTTCTTTTCTAAGACAAGCTGTGCTTCAGCTTTATTTAATGATTCACTTAATTTCTTAACTTTTGAATCAGCGGCTTCAAGCTGTTTAACAGCTTCATCAAGTCTATTCTTTCCATCTATAACAGCTTCTTTAATGCTGTCTTTTGCAAGAGCATCATTAACAGAAAGCATATTACGCATTTCGCTTAACATTTTAGTTGCTCTCTTATTGTTTACTGCATCTTGAATCTGAGCGGAAGGAATTTTCTCGTCCAGGTAAATTTCTAAATATTTGCTTACTTGTTCAACTAAATTATTTTTGAAACCTACCGCTTCCTCTTTAATTGTCTTTTCGTATTTTTCGACAATCGTTTGAAGTTTTTTAGCATGATTTTTATCTATTGCTTCGACAACTTGATTTAATTTAGTTGTATGGTCAGCATCGATAACATCAACAAGCTTTTCTAATTTTTTTGCGTAATCCTCATCCTGTTCATTGAGAGCTTTTTCAACATGAATTTTTACTTTATCATTAACTGTAGTATTGAAAGCCAATTCGATTTCTTTTAAGATATCTTCAGAAAGAATATCTTTGGTTGCTTCTTTAAGAATGTCTGTAACAGATTTGCTCATTTAAATAATTTGTTCTTCAAGGCTGTTTGAATCTTAGTCTTTAACTTTGAATCTACAACCTCGCTTAAATATTTATTAGCCTCGGCATAATTTTTTTGAGAAAGTTGCTGTAAAAACCTTACAACGCTTATACTTTCATTATTCGTCTTTTTAGGCATTTTGCCGTTTCCGCCTCTAGCTTTATCAATAGCTTTACCTCTCGCCTTTTCATATTTTGACAATTTACCATCTTTATCCAGATCCGACTTTTTTACGTCAATTTCATCCTGCGAAACTGTCTTTTTTTTAGCTTTGCTCATTTTTATTATTTATTGCTATTGTTAATGATTTCCAAGAGATTTAAAGAAAGACATAATTTGTTCCTTTAAATAGTGGGCAACTTCTTTTTTGGGTAAATTTGAAACTGCTTGCTCAAACTTACCATAAAACTCTTCTAAGCTACCGTCAGCTTTTAAAACAAATTCTTTGCTTTCTAAAATACCATTAACAAAAGCTTTAGGACACGACGGATCAGCAACACAATCTATAGCAATTAATCTCATATCTTGAACAAGATTAATTCCATTTTTTTCCTCTACAAGCTTACCCAAGGCACGGCTAGACATGCCAACTCTTGCACCATCATTAATAAGAGAACGAACTAATAATCCCATTGGAGTAGAAAGTACTTGGGATTTTCCAAATACAAAATTGTCTTGCATTTTAAGTTCTGTAACCATATGACAAGCGCGTTCTAAATTTACTTCTGCAGATGTAGGGTGATTTAATTCACCCATGGCCCTTTTAGGTTCAACCATTTCCTTAACATAACGATTAACTTCCCGCGTCATGTCATCTTTACTATATTTACGCAGATTTTTATTAATAGTTTCACACATCATGTAAGGCCCAGAAATATACAATTTAGATGGTTCTTTAGGGTTCTTTTCCTCAACAATATACTCAAATTGCTCGTCCGGAGCTGGTGTTTCTACAAGTAGTCTAAAAGCCATATAAAATATTTATTCTTTATACTATCTAATTCCTAATTCTTTCTCAGTAAGGATTAAAAATTTATAACCCTTTTTTTCACACCATTTTTTAGCAGCCTCCCATTTAGCTGTATTTTGTACATACCTTGTAGCCTCATATATTTTTGTCGACATTTTTTTTCTATTTGAATTTTCTGGTTTGACTGTTTGCTTACTAGGCTTAATTTCAATAATATATTTTTTAATATTATCTTGTTCTTTTATAGCAATTATACCGTCTGTATAATATCTATGTACTTTTTGATCGATTGGGCTTACATATGGAATGATTACAGACTCACTGGCCCATTCTAGAACATTAGGGTTGTCATCACACCATCTAAAAAATTTAAGTTCCCAACCGGACCTATATACAGGCATGCCTTTGCCAAGATATTTTTGCGGGTTTTTTGGCTTAAATAAACCTTGTCTAAAATTATCGTTTTTTTGAATAGGGCGCATTTTACCCGACAAAAAACGCAGGTGGTGCTGCATCGCCTAAACCTGGTGCACCTTCGTAAAGCTTTCGCTCTAATTCCTCTTTTTCTTTAAGACCTTGACTTAGTAAATCATTAGAATTAATTTGCCCTCCTCCAAATAATGTAGTACCTGTGTATTTTCCACGAACGTTACCAATAGCTATTTTTGATAAAGCTAGAGCATATTGATATACCCAAGGTTCTTTTATTAAGTCCCTTAAAGGTCTTTCAACATAGCAACCAACGACTCCATAAAACCGAGAGCCTGATCCCGGCGTGCGTGGTGGAGGGTTCATGGTTAGATATTGTGTACGTTCATCAAAATTGACCGCTCTTTTTATTGCTAACATGTTTTCTCTAATATCTAACCATTGTTTCAAAACATACCAACTAATTAAATCAAAACCATAGTTGCCCATAGCGTAACTAAAATATGTTTGTTGCGCTAAAGTTTGCTCAATAGTAAATAGCGTGTTTATACCCGTAGATGTTCCTTCTTCAAAATCGTAAACGTCAATAACTTTTCTATAATCCATAATATCATAGTCAAAGCTGTTAACTATTTTTTCAGCATTTATATTTGATGAAGGTGTAAAAGCAGATAATAAAGAATTGTTAAAATTGATAACTGATAGAAAATTTGTTTGTGTTAAAATTTGATTTTTAAAAATACCATCCAAGTAAGTGGAAGAAAGAGAAGTTGATGATAAAAAAATAGCTGCAGGTAGAGAGATATTTGCTACATAAACTGGTTTAGAAGGATCATTAACCCGATTAAAATTGGGTGTAATACTAAATAACTCGTCAAGCTTTAATCCCTTTCCATCTTTATAAAGATCTGAATCAAATACTAAAGTTTCTTGTGTATAACCGGCAAATTTAGCAAACATTTCACAGGCAATAGCTATATTTTCATTTAATTGATCTTGATGTATCTCCAAATTTACCATAGGAGCGCCCATAGACCGGCTAATA